CAGAACCACGCCGCCGACATCGCGGCGTGCTGCGCCAGCTCGAGCAATTCGGGGTGGTTGATCAGGTCCAGGCCCAGCGCTTCGCCGCACGCCTCGTAGTTGGCCCGGCCGGTGATCTGGATCAAGCCCCGTCCACGGTAAAGCTGGCCATCGCCGTCGGCCTCGGGCGTGTTACCTAGGCGCTCGGCCAGCTTGCCGGTGTCGTACTTCGACAGGTAGGCGCTCCCGCCCAGCTCGCGCACGTAACGCAGCTGACCGGACTCGTGGCCGACCTGAGCAATGAACGCCGCAATGCGTGGCACCGTGACGATCTGGTACTTGCTCATTGCTGTGTTCAGGACGGGTGCAAAAACGCCGGCTTTCTGGCCGGCGCTCGGGAGTATCTGCAGCAGCTGCTGCGCGGTGATCGGCATTTGGGTTTCTCCAGGCAAAAAAATACCCGCTCGATGGCGGGGTGCGGGTGTTGCTGTGCAGGTGTTACGCGGTGACAGGTTCTGGTGCCGGCTGAATCGACGCCTTGAGCGTGGCCAGTTCGGCGCGTAGCTCTTTGACGGCACCCATCAGATCGGTGATCAGTGCCATCGGGTCGAGCTGCTGGATACGTGCGTTGCCGTTTTCATCGACGCCGTCCTTCTCTCCGGTGACGGCAAGCGGGTTAACCTCTTGGGCCTCATGTGCGATCAGGCCTTGGTAGACCCTGCCGTCGCCTCGGAACACATCGCCAAATACTTTGCGCTCATAGGTCACAAGGCGATATGCATCAATCCTGTCCAAATAGGACGGGACCTTTAATTCCTTGATGAACTTCTTGATCCGGTAGTCAGACGTGAAAAGTGTCATCGTGCCGACATATGTGTTGTCGATATAAACATCGACGTTATTACCGGTCCAGTTGAAGTTATAGACAGTTCCGCCTTTACTACCACTGAACCCGGTACGACACCAATTTCCGTAAGATGAAATTCTTCCGGCGATATCCAGGCCAGCAAAAATGGGGGCCTGACCCGCTCCAAGGCCCAGCGCAACGCGCGCGGAAGCTTGATCTTTCCCGCCAGTTCCGCCCTGAGCGAGAGCAATAGGCGTGGTCAATCCGTTGATCTGATTGGTGGAAACAAGTGTTGTTGATACTTCTTTAACGGTCAGGACGCCGCCATAGGAGTACGTCATAACTGGACCGGCTGCCGTGTTGTCCGAATTCACGGACCACCACGCATGCCCACCAAGGCCACCGCCACGGTTGCAGATGTAGTTCGCCCCGCCGTCGCCGTTACCGTTCCAGCCCATGTAAAGGCCTTGCACGTTATAGCCGACCGGCGCACCTCGAAAGCCGACGCTTTTGATCAGGGCGTCGTATACGCCAGCTTTCATGCCAAGATTTGTAAGCGCTGAAACGCCATCAGTAGCGCCGGTCCCGCCTTTGGCAATCGGCAGAATGTCGTAGTTCCCGGTCGTGCCCAGCGCGGCCAGCTTTTCGCCGTACTGCAAAACCAAAGCGCGCAGCCGGTCAGCAGATTCCTTGACGTAGCCCTGCAGCGGAGCCAGCGCATACCCGCCAGCGCCGTTGGTAGCACCCTGATAGTTTGGCGATATCGACATGGCCGTGTCACTGGCGATGTTCGTCACCTCGTACCAGCCGCCATCCGGGCCACGAAAGCCATCGCCGACGCGGCTGTTTGCAATGAATGCCGTACCACTGCCAATAACGGCGTTTGAGTTTTGAGTGACGGCAACCGTCCCGGCTTTATACCAAGGCATTGAATTCTCCTAATTATATGCCTTGATTCAGGCGGTTAGTTTTGCGCAGAGGAATGGCCGGTGGCCCTGATCTGTCCATGCCGTTGTAGCGAGGCTATACATCATTATTTTTGAATTGGTGTAATCAACTGCTATTCCGCAGCCTCCACCGCTTGCGCCGTTGTGACAACTCATAGCAAATGAATTTATCGATATAAACTCGCCGGCCCCAAGCAATTTGTCGATGCTCCATATATAACGACGACCAACGCTAAGCTGATCGCTCCCGACGTATGTCCAGTTACCCGCAGCAAACGTTACGACAACTGGAGGTGCTCCGCTGTCATATACAAGCTCGCCGCCAACTCCCCAAATACGCATCCCAAAAGAGGCTGTACTCATGGCTGCCCATGCGGCAATAAAATATTGACCGCTCAGCGTACTCTGTACGTTTGAGGCCTTCATTGCGAAGCCTGTCCAATTGCCCGGACCACCTGTAAACCATACTGATATCGGCACCTGGACGATGCCGTTTTGATCGGGCCTGATGAACACTATTGGAGGATCTGCACTTGTTACCGCGCGTGGAAAAGTGACGTTTGCGTTTGTGGTTCCTGAATAAGTGCCCTTCGTGAGTACGCAAAGCCTAGGCGTTTCCGAATCAACCTGCACGAAAGAGCTTTCATTGATGCTGATGACGCCAAAGCTCATACCTTAAACCTCACTGCGTACCCCTTGGCAACAATCCGTGTCTGGTTGGTGTTCCCGAGATTTGCTGATGGATTTGCTGAGCGGATGACTACTTGGTCTTTTGCCGTTGTCACGTACGGGTAGGACTTTATGTTTCCGAGAGGGTCGGATTCAGCATTCTGGATATCTTGGGATCGGGTGGGAATAATCATGAAAACGCAATTGGCCGGGTCGAAACCCGGAATGCTCAGCGTGATCACCTTGGCTGTTGATCCGGTTGTATCGCTGAAATCCACTACCCCCTGCCAAATCACCTGATAAGTGAACGTGGTCGTATCCATGACCAAATTCCCGTTTTCGTCCCAAACTCTGGCTCCGTAACTCATGCGGCTAAATTCCCCCACTGGTAGCGCAACTGGCCTCGCTCGTCATAAACCTTGCCGCCTTGACCGTTAATGACCTGTCTGCCTCCCCCGGCAAGTGGTGAGTTGATTTCGAACGTACCGTCTTTGCTCAGAATCCACCCTAATTGGCCTGCAATATAGTTCGTCGAACTGATGTAGCTCCCAATCTTGGCGTTGGTGATCGTGCCGTCTTGGATGAACGTCGGACCAAGGAACAACTGGCCGTTCTGTGCAACGAAAGGCGTCGAAATAGCACCACCCGCTAACGTGTTCACCAGCGCAAACCGATCAGCCGACATGAGGATCTGGCTTTGCAGAACCCCGCCTACATTCTCAATCCCTGCGCCTATCCCGGCCATGACGTACTGGCCGTTGGAGTTGACTTGCAATTTGACGGTATACATCGCCGTCAGCTTGCCGTCCGTGGTCGCCTGGGCCGAGCTAACTGTCTGGACCGCTGCGCTCGCGTTGTTGGCTGTTGCTTGGACAGTGTCCACGCGCTTGCCCAGCGCTGTATCGCCATCAGAGCGGGCAGCAGCCTCGGTCTGAATGGCAGCCTGAGTTGTTCCGACAGAAGTACTCAGCGTTGAAATCTGCTGTGCGGTGGCCTGCCTGTCCGTGTTCGCAGTCGACTCGATGGTGGTGATCTTCGATTCGCTCGCACCAACACGAGAATCGATTGCCGTAATCCGCTGGGCAGTTGCCTCACGGTCCGTGGCAGTAGTCGTTTCGACGGTGGTGATTCGTGCCTCATTGGTGCCGACACGCGCTTGCAGAGTCGTGGTGCGCTGAGCCTGGGCGAAATCCTCTTCCGCCCTGATCTTCACTTCCTGTGCCGCGCTGGCCGTGCTGTCCCAACCTCTGAGCGCATCGAGCAGATCGCCTTCCCCGCTGTCGGCCCGGTACTGCGCCTGCACGGCCTGCATCTGTGTGGCAGTCGCAGTGGTCTTGCCGTCAACCGTGGTGATGTCAGTGGTGTTCTTCGTTACCTGGGCAGCGAGAGCATTTGCAGTACGGATCGACTGCCCGCTGTTGACCCAGTAAGCCGGGTTCGGCGGGCCGTTTGATCCATTGGCAGCCGCAGGCACCGCTGCAATGGCCGTCCAGAGGTTGTCGCCCACGCGCACGGTGTTGTCGCGGACATAGGCGTCAGTCGGCACGTAGACCAGCGCGTCAGTGATTTCTCCGATCTCGGCCTTGAGCTCGTCCAGGCGTTCGTTCACAGAGCCAGGTCCGCTGCCGTCAATGAGGTCGATACGGTCCAGTAAGTTCTTGGCCAGCTCCGTTTCCGAAATCTGGTCGGCAATCATTTCAAGGATTGCCCCAGCATCACTGCTGGCCTGCCCCATTACGCCGACACCCGTTGGATACCACGGCCCCACGTTGCCGGTCCGGTCCACGAGCCGCGCCCAGAAGAAGAACGTGACACCCGCCAGCAGACCCTGCATGACGTGTTCCGACTGTGGGTAAGCCAGGTCGCTCAGCTTCGTGGCCTTGGCCAGATCGGTCGTCGGGCCGTACCAGATTTCAGTGCGCTGCGTGTCCTCTGCGCCTGGTGGGAAGGTCCATTTCAACTTGATGCCGAAGATCAGAGAAGCGGTAGTCAGCGAGGTGACAGCCGGTGGCAGACCCTCCTTGCCTTTGAGCTGAGTCAGTATCGAATTCCGCCAGCTCGACGAGATGTCATAGGCGCTGACGGCACGAACGCGGGCGAGATAGGCACCGGCATATATGCCCGTGATATCTACGCTGGTGGAGCCGGTTCGCTGAACCTTGATCCAGTTGCCGCTATCCTTGCGCCACTCGACGTCATAAGACACCGCGCCGACGACAGCGGGCCAACTGATGGTCATCGTTGTAACGGCCAGCCCTTGGGCTATCGCCGTCGTTGATGTCAGTGAAACGCTGGCAGGAGATGGAACAACGGTGATCGGGATAACGCTGATCGGGCGCTCTTCCAGTCGCGCCCCGGTGTCGATGTAACCGAACTTGCTTGGCTCGTATTGCAGGGCGGTGATCGCGTATTCGCCTTCGGTGTTGCGCTTGACGCTCAGGACCCGGTAGAGCGGGATAGCCAAATCATCAGCGTCCAGCGCCCATTGCAGCTGGGTATTTGGCGTCTCGCTGTAAGCGACTGTGACGGTAATTGCTCGGCCCGCAACTGACTGAACGGTACGACCTTCGGCCTGGCCGCTGGGCAGGTTGACGATCAAGCGGTCTCCGGCCTTGGCCATGGTGTCGCGGTCGAGCGTAACCACCCTCCCGACCGCGCCAGAAATGCGCCCGCCAACCTCCCGGCCCGCCAGAAGCGAGTCGGCAACCGGGATGATGTAACCAGGCAGCGGAATCGCGCCCTCCATGCCGGTGCTGAAACTAACGGTACGGTCTTGGTTGTTGCTCATTACGACCCACTTGCCGCGCCGCTGCGCCTCGGAAGCGCGCGTGCAGCCGATCGCGGTCAACTCAGTCGGCTTGTCGCCCAAACGCCGCTGTAGCGCAGCGTCTGCAAATGGAATGACGTCGGTGTCGTAATTGTTGTCTGGGTTGTCGTAACCGACGATTGCCCGGGTGTAGCGAGTCTTCGCCGAGGCGCTACCATAGTTGAACTTTCCGCCGATGACGTTCGCGCGGGTGAAGACGTAATCGAAGTCCTGAGCGCGCGGCATATCGGCCTGCGCCACCAGTTGCCCCTGGGCCCAGTAGGTCATGCCACGATAAATTCCTGCGATATCGCGCAGCAGGGACCAGGCATCAGCCTTGCCCTGCAGGTTCATATCGCAGAGAAAGCGAGGCTCTACACCGCCAACCCCGTTTGGGACATCCTGATCGCAGTACTGCGCGATGCGATACAGCTCCCACTTGTCGACCATCCATGTCTTGATGCGCTTGCCCAGGCCGAACCGGTCTTCGGTGCACACACCAAAGGTGATCCATGCAGGGTTGTTGGTCCACGCCAGCTTCATGCTGCCGTCCCACACGCCGGTATAAGTGTGGCTGACCGGATCATAGTTGCTCGGCACCTGCCATTTCCGCGCCTTGCACTTAACCGTCACGGCGGGAATGTTGGTGAACTGCTCTGCGTCGAACTCAATGTAGAGCAGCGCAGTGTTCGGGTAGCGCAGCTTTGCGTCGATGACCTCTGTGAGCCCGGCCACCAGCATGGTGTCGGCGATCTTGTTGGTGTTCTGGTTGGCGGTCAGGCGTCGGACGCGGATCTGCCAGCCGGATGTAGCTGCGGGCAGATCGATACGGCGCGATCGCTCATAGCGGGTGATGGTCTTGCCATCTACAGCTTCCAGCAGCACCTGCTTGTAGCTGCCGCCGTCAGTGGCCACATCAATGGCGTATTCAATGCGGTAGCCGCCTACACCATTGTCATCCTGTGACTGAAGCGCGGGCCACGCCAAACGCACGCGCACAGCAGAAAGCTGGGTGTTTGTGATCGAGCGAACCCATGGGGAGTCGTTGCGCAACTCGACATTGACGGTCGTCTCATTGTCGATCGACGGAATGCCAGGGATGTACGACTGGTCAACTGAGCCGGTGCGCCAATCCCAATTCACATTTTGGAAGTTGAGATTGCCACTGGCATCCCTGATAGGTGTGTTATCGAGATAGATATCGGCGTCTGTGGGTGTTCCTTCGAACTCGCCCTCGCCCACAGCGATGAGAAGCTTGGCCAGGTTGGTGGAGCGCAGGCTATCGGGGGCCTCGGTCGGCGACTTAGGATTGGTGCTGCCGCCTTTCTCGCCGTGGATATCGATCTTCAGTGCTGCGCCCATGCTTTTCTCCAGGCATAAAAAAACCGCCTCTTGGGCGGCGTGGTCTTGCGGGTGTGGTTACGTTTTGTCTTCGGCGTAGATTGAGGCCGAGATGATCGCCCCGCCCCAACGCCTCTCGCCGATGCAGATCGGGACCGGGTTGCCGCTGGCCGTTGTGTTCTTGGCACTACCGAAGGCGTAAGACGGGGAGTTTTCCGGTGATGCGCTTTGCTTGAGGCCTGATGCTTGGGGGCTGAGCATTTGGATTACGCCGCCGGCAGCCGAGCCAATACCTGCCGCCAGCAGCGCAGGCTGAGAGCCGGGCGCAACAAAGAAAGAGGCGATGATCAGTGCCACCCCTAAAACAGTCTGGAGTATGCCGGCGCGCTTGCTACCATGAACAACGGGCACCACGCGAACCTCGCGCGATCCCCCCAGACCAAAGCCGCCCTCTCCGACGTTCTTGCCGTTGCGGAATATCGCGAACCGCATGCCGAGTCGATCAAGTCGCCGTATCTCGTCAGCGAATCCGTCCAGCGTTGCCTTCAGTGCCTTGAAGACCTCCCAGGTCTGCCCTGAGTCGATCTGCCTGCGATGCACCCTCCCGAACTTGCGGGCCAGCGACCCAGACAGCTTGATCGTGGTCATGGGCGCATAATGAATTGCTGCCATATGTTTCTCCGGGCATGAAAAAGCCCGCACTTGGCGGGCTTCTAATTTTTCCTGTGCTCAGCTGATTGACTGATAACGAATGGTGGATTCAAGGCGGTAGCGCGATGAAAGATTGCGCCTCAAAACCTCTGCATCCGTTTTGTCAGAGAATAGGCCGCCAACGGCCACAAGGCCTTCAGGAACCAAAGATGGCGCGTCGAGCTCATTAATTCTTGAATAAGCCTCGGTAAGCCCCTCTTGCGAATAACACTTCACCCGAACAGCCCAGCCGTCTGTAATGATTTGGGCTGACGGGCTCTCATCTTTTTCAACATCCGCTCCGCAGTGCTTACATTTCACCGCTGCCTTTTTTATAGTTTCTGCGCAGAACGGACACTCCCTCTCGCTCAAAGATTGAATAGCTTCAGGATCGGCCGATCCAGATTTTATCCATCCACGCTTCAAATAGGAGGACTCGAGAATTCCCTTTATCCCAATTGCGTAACCAATAGAAGCAATTGGCAGGGCAAAGAGAACACCTGGTCCGCCCGTCAATAGAGCAAAACCAACCACGAATATGAGCCAAAGCGCGACATGCGCCCAAAGCCCCTTGTATGCGAGGTAAATGACACCCAGAAAAAGCGGGCCAGCCCACACACCATCGCCGACGGTCTCGGTGTGTCCGTTTACTGAATTTCGGAAGGTTGTGGGCATGATAATCGTCCTTAAGTGGATCGTTAATATAGCAAAACCGCATCATACCCACACCGCCCCAAACAATAAAAACAGCTGAATTTCTCTGAGTCTAAAATAATATCTACTCTTGCTTCCGGTGCACTGCTGCTAAATGGCTGGCTGAGTTATTTTGTGCCTGAGGACCAAGCGAGTTCGATCAAGCCAAGGTCCGCCGAAGACGATGATCTCCGACGGTCTTCCGTACAGGTGGTGCATCAGGAAAGGCCCGGGGCCGAACACGGCAGAATCCTCGCCCGACAGACAGGCGTCTGCGCCGAGATAGATGCCAGCGTGGTTAGGGTGCTTGGTACGCCCGACCTCCATCACGATCATGTCGCCGCGCTGAGGCTGATCCACTCTGACAAAGCCAGCCGCCTCGTAGTTGGATTCGTATAGGCTTTCGGCGGCATCGCTCTCCCACCATCCATCCGTGCGCTTGAAGACTTCGAACTCAAGGCCGAACTCGCGCTTGTACCAATCGGCGCAGACCTGCCAGCAGTCCCAAGCGCCATGCACGAACGGGCGTTTCAGAAGCGGCGTATTGCCGGTGGGCACTATGGTGCGCAAATCGCCCTCGGGCCAGCTGAGGATATGCCAGGGCAGCTCCGTCGCTTCGCACATCGCCAGGTCGCGTGGTGAAGGTCTGCTGGTTGCATCCGGGTGAGAATGGACAACCCCGATAACGGTGCCAAATTCCTCCGCAGCAGCATAATCCTCGGGGCTGATGCGAAACTCTTCGCTTGGATCGATTGCGGTGTTTTGGCAGGGGAAGTATTGCTGCTTCTTGCCCACGCTCAGAAGTAGGCCGCAGCACTCACGCGGGTATTCCGCGGCCGCGTGCGCCTGCACCGCCGCCAGTATGTATTTCAGCATGGTCAACTCCGCGCGATCAGGGATACGGCGGGGAACCCGCCAAAGGGAAGTTCGTTGCCTGCGCCGAAGTGCGCTGTGCAGCCCGTCGTCAGCAAACCGTTGCAGGTATCGAGCTCTGGGTCGTCAGTGGGCAAACCATCCTTATCTACATACGGCCCGGTGTAGCCGCAGTTCGGCCCGCGATATCCACCGGTGAGGCACCAGTGACAAAGCGTGGTCATCTGCCGGCCGATCGATTCGCCGCCGACGTCGCCCGGACTGGCCAACTCCCAACTGACCGTTTCGCCGTCCTCATTGGTTTTCTGATCGAGATACCAGACCTCGATAGATTCCTGAGTCGGATCAGCCTCTGGGTTGCCGGCAGGGAAGTTCTCGGCGTCCAGATACCGGCCGAGCGTGTGCCGCATCGTCAACTTGAACTCAAGCAAATCCTCGAATGCCAAGCAGAGCGCCGTGATGCGACCGTTGACGTTGCCCACTGAAAGCGTGGGCCGAACTGCCGTGCCGTCGCCATTTGCTTCTATGCCATCAATCTGCATGGGCCAGGCACCGTACTCGTTGCCTTGCCACCAGATTGATTTGGCAGGCAACTGGTCAGCGTCCAAGCCGACGGCGAGAAGTTCGGCTGCCGTGTGCGGGATGGCGTGACCATGAAAGCGCAGAATGTCTGCGCCGTAGTCAGAGCCATCCAACTCAAACAGCAACGCTTCGCTGCCTGGCTCAAGCGCCTGGATGTCAGCAATCAACGGCATGAGAAGTCCTTAAGGGTGAAAGGCCCGGTCGAACGTGGCCGTCAATTTGAATGCGATACCCCCCATCGGAGTGGGCACTGGGTTTTTGCAGGTAAACAGGCCGAGCTGGCCGAGCGGCGTGGTCCAAAGGAACGCTTTCGCCCCAGCGTGCCTGTCGAGAAACTCCACAATCTGCAAGACACGCTCTTTCGTTCCGGTGAATGTGATCGGGTATGAGTCCTCCTTGTTGTTCGGCCCGTCGCCAACATCCTGTTTGTAGCCGTTGCCAAACTGGGAGGTGCGCACCCGATAAGTGATATCGGGCGCGTCTCCGTGCTGGGTGGGCCAGGTAAAGGTTTCAATCGCCATAACTACCTGCCATTTGTGAGCCTCCAGATCGAGCCGCCAGGTTGCAACGCTCGAGCGATTGCAGTCTCAGCCTCGGCTTTTGCTGCTTGCTGTATGCCTTTGCCGAGTTGCGTGGAAGCCTCCTGGCTGCTCGCGCCGCCAGAATCCCCAGTCGTCTGAACTGATACCGAGACGGGGAAATTGTAGGTGTTGCTTCCGCTGCTCCCGCCTCCACCCAGCGCCCGGACGCCAAGCTGTCCACCGGCAGTGCGAGTAAGCGGCATGATCGCTTCGTCACCCGCCTCGCCCATCACCCCCACGCCTCCGCCAGCCATACCAAACGCCGTCGGCTTGCT